AATTTAATAAAATATTAGGCGGGATCTGCTCATATTCTTTTTCAGCTGCCAGACGATCTGCTTCAGCTTTTTCAACTGCTAAACGATCATTTTCTGCTTTTTTTGCCGCAGCTTTTTCATCAAAAATTTCTGCTGCACCCAATTGAATGAGCACATTAGCTTCATAATCCTGAAGGTCTTGCACAGATCCAGCTCGACCAGAGCAAAGATCTTTCAAAAATTTAACTTTTGGCATTTTCTCTACTCAATAAAAAAGCCCCTAAAAATTAGGGGCTTTTGCATAAATTAATTAAGTAAACTGGACATAACCCGCTGCAACACCACGAGGCTTCCAACGAATAAATCGCTCACCACGAATCGCAATCAAATCACTTTGATACAAACTCACCCAATTCGGTGCTGCATCAGTACCCGTATTAATGGATGCTTCAGAACTAATTGCAAAATCAACCGCACCGTCATCAGCCAGAAGAATTTGAGATGGAATAACCAATACGATCTTATCAGCACATGCAGCTGAAATTTCTACAGGCAGAGTCAGCAACTCTTTGGCACCATTGATATTCATACCCTCAAAGTACTTCTTACCCAAGGCATCACGGAGCACACTTAATTTTGCAGCGCGAGTTTCTGACATTACCCATGTTGCACCTTCCAATGTTAGGCCAGCATCAGTTGCCTGTTTAATAACAGCAGCAAGATCCGTTTCAATTGCAACGCCAGTTTCACCAGTACTCGGAATTGCTTCAACACCATTTAAAATGGATGCTGGGCTATCCGTAGATTCAGCTTTCGCTGGATCAAAGAATTGACCATCAATAAATGCTGCCGTTGATTTAAGTAAATCATCCAAGACAAGCCCATCCGCTTTTGGATTTGAAAAGCGCACCAACTCTTCAGAAAGCATAACAATCCCTGCGACTTTAGATTTAGTTAAAGTCACACTACCAAAAGTTGGATTAGTCACAGGTTTAGTTTTTGCTTCCCCTACCCAACCAACAGTTGATGCTCCAGTTTGAGAAGGAATTTTGACATTAAAAGGGACTTGACGCATTTTTGAAGCTAATTTATCGACAGCAGTTTTACCGCGTAGTAATTCGATAAACTCACCAGAAAGCACCTGGAAATCAACCAATGATGCTCCAAATGTAGCTTCAGATGTTGTGCCAACTAAAGCTTTTTGAGTCACTGCATTTTTTACAATCTCTGGAGCATGCCATGAATCGAGCACTTGCGTTGCTGTTACAGCACCTTTACTTAGTGCTGCAACTGCTTGTGCCTTAATAGCAATTGCAAAGCCAATACCTGGTGGCAAATTACTTTTTGTTTCAACAATAGGAGGTTTGCCTTGAGTTGAATTTAAGCCTTTTTCAGAAGTACTGCCTTCAACTGGAACTGTCGTACCAGGTAAGTCAACTTGAGATTTTTGAATTTTTTCCAATCGAGCAAGGTTTGCTTCTAAGTTTTTGATTTCAGCTTCATAACCTTTGATCGTTTCTTCATCAACACCTTCAGGTGTTGAACCATTATCGTTAGCGGCTTTTGTCATGATGTCTGAAATTTTCTTCATACGATCATTGATCGTTGCTTTGATAGCATCAATATGTTCTTGCAAAGTCATACGAGTTTCACTCCAGTAGATTTAAATTTTGGTGTTTCAAACAGCTTTACTCCGCCCACTTTTGGTACTGGAGCTGTTGAATTGGTTGATTGAGGTGGTTTGCACGGCAAAGACTTTGCTTGCTGCTCAATATTCTGTTTATTTGGCTGATCGGGATGGCAGAGTGTCTTAATGCCAGTGATTGTTGCTTCCTGATTCGCAGGAATCGTGACAGCGGATAATTCATACCAATCCCATTTGATGAACTTATATCCCCAAGTACCTTGAATATCAGCCACTTCAAGCCCACGAAAACCAATTGAAAGCCCACGAACTAGGCCCGTTTTAATGCTGTCCCAAGCTTCTTGCAGACGCTTTTTCAGTTCGTCTGATTCAACTTCTTCTGGTTTTACTAACTGGATGACAACCTTAATACCTTCGTCAGTAACTTGAGCTTCAGTGACTTTGCCAATTGGTTGTCGCTTATCGTGCTGCCATAAAAATGGAACTGGCAATGTGAACTGCGCTCCTTTTGGCTCAACAACATCATCAACACGGTCAGGCGTTGGCGTTGTTGCAATACCCTCAAGCTTCCACTCTTCATCATTGACCGACTTAACTTCGAGTAAGCTATAAGCAAGCTTCATCGCTTTTTTACTCCTTGGTTTTACTTCGCTTTGAGCCTGCTTGAAGTGCTTCCAACTTTTCACAAGCCAAAAAAAATCGCTTATCAATGTAAGCGATCTCTTTATCTGTTTTGCCTGCTGTTGTGCAGGCCCCGTAATGGTTTTGCAGGCTCCATTGTCGCCCAATTTCTTGCTTTATATTTTCATTTCGTGTCATACAAAATACACCCCATAGCTTTGAGCTGTTAACTCAGGATTCAATGACATCAAAGCAACTGCGTTAAATGTCGCAATTAATGGATCAATCTTTCCCTTGCCTGATTCTTGTTTTCGAATTGTCATCGCATTGCCCTGGTAAACCCCCTTTGCATTACCTACACACCAATTCATCATGCGCTGGCCAGCATGCTGAAATTTCCCTTCTGCTACTTTTCGTTCAGTGGTCTGTACATATCCTGAAAGCTGATAACCTTGAGGAACACCAATCAATAATTCAAATGGAACTTGTTCAAGCAACCCATCTTGTAGTGACGGCATACCAAGTTTGTCTAAACCGATAGCAGCTTTTTCAGGAAACTTTCCAGCATCATAAATACGCTTACATATTTGAGCTGCTTGACGAACATCATCACCAACGTTCTTTACGATGACCAAATCACCTTCTTTTTCAAAGTCCTTATAAGCTGGAGCATTTTCTTGACGACGCTCTAATGCAATAGGATGTACCCATGCACGGTTCCAACAATACCAAAGCGACCGATCATTTTTATCCCGCCCAATAATCGACATTCCAAACATATCGTCTAAACCACCACCATCGAATCCAGCCGTGCAGATTTCACTTAAATCGAAGATAGATTCAACAAACAACTTATCTTTGTATGCAGAGAGCATCCAAAAGTCTGCACCAGCCCAGCGATCCGCACGCTTATTCATGCCAATTTCGACATTCAAATATTTCGCTAGGAAAATTTGAACCGAATCATCACCACTTTGCTTTGCTTGTTCGTATTTATTTAGCAGGTATCTAATATGAGTAGAGCGCCCCAAGTTAGGATTAGTCACATAGAAATAATCAGGATTAAGATAACTTTCATCATCAATCATGCTTTGTGGAAATTCATACAGTAACGGCAAAAATGAAGGATTAATAATTTCACCATCACGCACCTTACGGGCATAGTCTAATTTCTTTTTAAATACACCAGCTGGCGGCTTGTCTGATTGTGTAGACAACCAAATAAGAAAGCCTTCTGGAAAAGATGCCATACCACCTGTTGCTTCCTCCAGCATAGATTCAGCATTTGCCCTTTCACCAAAAACCCAAAGTTCATCAACTAAAATAAAAGCACCTTTTGATCCAGCGCTTGACCCTGTTTCGGCTGCTACAACAGTTAAAACCGCTTTACTCGAACGATCCGTTATCGTCCTTGTATGTTCTGAAACACCGAAACGTTTTTTTAATTCTGAATCTTCCAAAATCATGTTTTTAATAGGAGTGAAACTGTTATCTGCAACCTTTTTAGTTGGTGCGATAATGATAAATTCTGCCGCTTCACGACTATTCAAAATAATCGCTGTCAGCATAATTCCTGCTGCAAGCGTAGACTTGGTGTTCTTCTTGCTAATGAGCATGAAAAACTCATTAATCAATCGCTGCCTTGAAATTGGATCATATGCACCAAAAATCACGCTAACAAAATCAAAAACCCAATCAGCTGTCACTTCACCAATCGTTGGCTTACAATCCACATCAACTAAAATCAACTCTTTAATCACTTCGAGAGCCATTTCAGCTTCGTCAGGAAATAACGGCTCACAAGGTACTAAAGATTTTTTTTGTAAAATCCTTTGCTCCCAATCTAGGCAAGCCGTTGTCCAAGTAGGAAGCATTGATGTCATATCAACTCACCATTCGATTTTCACGTTGCTTTCGTCTTTCATCTGCAGTAGCAAATTTACCTGATTTAGCCACTCCATCAGCAGCATCTTCACGGCCCTGTTTAATCCCAACTTCACCAACTTTGCCCCGCGTATATGGCAAGGCTGCTTTAAGCGCCTCGATGCGATGCTTTATGTCAGCATTAGGGTTTTTCCAAATATGCTTTAAACCCTCAAGAGGATCTTCTATACTCTCTAACGCCTTAAATTCAGCTTCTTTAGCTGCCTGAACTAAAGGCAGAGAATCATGTCCCGCCCCCTCTCCCCCTGATTTTAAAAGCCCGTCCAGATAAGTTAATACCTCGGGGTTTTGCATCAATTGACTGCCTTTTGAGCCTGCGGACTTCTCTGAAAAGCCTGCGGCAATTGCTGCTTCTTTATTTGACTTGCCCTGCACCTTGGCATGGACAAATGCCTTCATCTTTGCAGTTAAAGCCATTTCTTTACCTATAATTCAGTTAGTTTGGAGAAATTAATCTAAATTTATGATTTTCAATAAAAAGTTTATTTACTTTTCTGAAAACAG